ATGAACAAGAATGTCCGTGCTTATGTCGAGCGTGTCCAGAAGTCGGCTCGTCTGACCGTTGTCGGTGGTCTCATCGCTTGCCCGATGCTCGCGCATGCAGCAGGTGCAACTTCGGTTGCTGAGCTGTGGGCCTCGATCAACTTCCTGGACGTGACCGCTGCCATTTTCGGTATCGGCGCGCTCGTGATCGGCGTCGATCTCGCCCAACTGGGCTACCTGAAGGTGCGTCGTCTGGTCAAGGGCGCGCACTAATCGCCGCCCCTCGCGGGTATGTGTGAGCAGGGGTTGGACTTTGGTTCAACCCTTTTTTTTCCTTCTCTGGTGGTGCTATGGATGCTTCCTGGTGGTACTTGGCTTTTTTCTTCCTCGGCGTTTTTTCCGGGCATGCGTGCGTGCAAGGCTTGAAGGGGTGAACATGCAAGCTTTCTTCATGTCGTTTTTCGTGCGCTGGTGTCTCGCGCTCATGGTCGCTCCCGGCGTTTGTAGCGCGCTCGACCCAACCCCTATGCAACGCTCCGTTGCAGCCTTAATCCAGAACAAGGCTTCGCAACGTGGTATCTCAGCAAGTGACCCGCGTATCAGCCCGACCATGAACGCAATTGGTAGCTCTGTCGCTGGCACCGCAGCCGCTGCCGCCGTCGTCACTGCCGCTGGTGTCACCGCGCCCGCCTGGATCACTGCGGGCGTTGTGATGGGCCTTGGCGTCTTGTTTTCTGCCGGTATCAGTCTTGCCGTCGATAAGATCGCCTCATGGTGGTTTAACGATGACGGCACGGTCAAGGTGCAGGTGCAGCAGAGCGATAACGGCCCCGTTGTGGTGGATTTTTCCTATCCCGTCATGCCTGTCAACAAGGCCGACGCTGATGCCTGTAGTACGTCCATGATCATGAATTGGTGTGATCCCGAAGGCAGTAGCTTTTCCGGTTGCCTGCCACCTGGCGCACAGAACCCTACGAATTCGTGTCGTCCTGGCTGGTCGCCTGACGGCAAGACCTCCACCAGTTTCTCCCAGGCGATGCAGCTGGCCGGGTATACCTATCGCACGATCACGCCCCCGCCTGTCGTGCAGACTAAGACCGCCTCCGATGCAATCGCCACGTTGACCGATGAGCAAAAGGCGCAGCCACTCAACCCGCAAGTGTTGGCGGCGTTGGCTGATAACGCTTGGAAGACAGCGTCTGAACAACCTGGCTACGCTGGCGTGCCGTATATCAGCGGCGATCCGATCACAACTGCCGATGCAGTCGCCGTGCAGGCGGCAAGTCCCGCTTCCTATCCGACTGTCGGCGATGCCGTTGCCCCGGTCTCCGCTCCTGCAGGTCAACCGGCCGCAGCACCCTGGACGCCTGCAGTATCGGCGCCAGTAGCGCAGCCATCGACCGAACCGGAGCCGAGCCCGAACCCGGAAACGAAGCCTATCGACTGGGGCATTTTCACGCCACCCACCCTGGAAGCCACGCCGACCATCGAGAGCGTGCTCGATCCGCTGTTCAACCTGTTTCCGGCTTGGTCGTCGTTTTCTTTCCCCGCTCACCAGTCCGTTTGCCCTACGCCGTCTTTTTCGTTGCCTCAAGGCGTGCTCAACGGTCATACGCTGCATTTCACGCAGATGTGTGACTTTCTTGAAGCCAATAACGTGCGCGTAGCCATGCAAGCCGCTTTCGCGGTCGCATGGGCCATTCTGATCATTTTTATCGTCATGGGGGCCTGATATGGGCGCGCTCCTTTCGACCGTTGTAGCGTTCTTGGTCCGAACTGTCCTGGTCAAATTTTTGCTGTTCACGGTCATGTATCTGGTCGTTGCCGGTGTCTGCGGTTACCTGGTGTCGAAGTTGCCCGGTCCTGCCGACTTGAACTCTGCGTTGGCGGCTTGGACTCCCGCCATGTGGTTTTTCGCGGACCTCACGTTGTGGACCCAGTTTTTCCCTGGGGTCATTGCCGCCTACATTCTCCGGTTTGCGATCCGGCGTATTCCATTCTTCGGCTGAACCATGATTATTGATTCTCTAATCCCTCCGTTTGTGCCCTCAGCGCAGCGTTTAGCCGCTGAACTCAAGGTCCCTGATGAGCAGCTTTTCGTGTCCGGGTTAGTAGACCTCTGCGATCAAGTGTTCATGCTGGGTGTGGTGTCTGTGCTTGCGGTCTGCCTCGTGATCAAGGTTGTTCGTTGGGGCTATGTCGGTTTCGTTCGGCGTGCGCCGTCGCAAGGGTGAAGAATGGCGATTAACTGCTATAGCGGGTTGATGGGGACGGGTAAATCCTATGAGGTCGTGTCGTCGGTAGTCGTCCCGGCGATTGCTGCCGGTCGCCGTGTCGTGTCGAATATTTCGGGACTGAATAACGACGCAATTCGCACCTATTGCGCGGCCAAGTACAGCCTCGAGCTGGATCAGCTCGGGTCCGTGGTCGATGTGACTGATGAGCAGGTTTCGTCGTTGTCATTCTTCCCGGACAAGTCCGCTGCGGAGGGTGCCGAGTCAACCTCGATCGTTCGTCCTGGTGATCTCGTTGCGATCGACGAGGCGTACAAGATCTGGGGCGGCGGCGAGAAGATCCACCGGCAGCATGTCGTGTTCTTCCGTGAGCATCGCCACTATACGCATCCAGAAACAGGCGTCTCCTGCGACCTGGTCATCATGACGCAGGACATCGGCGATTTGCACCGGTCGATCAGGGCCGTCATTGGGAACAGCTTCAAGACCCATAAGGCGAAGGGGATCGGCCTGGATAACGTCTATACGATCACGATGTGGGAAGGCTGGAAGCAGCACGCCAAGCATATCGTTAAGGACTGGACGAAGACCTACAATCCCGAGATTTTCCCGCTGTACAAGAGCTATGCGGGCGCCAAGCAGGGCAAGGAGTTGAACGCGGATTCGCGCATGAACATTTTTGCCGATGCCCGTATGCGTACCAAGATCATCGCTTTCGTGTTGATCGGTCTTTTTATCCTGTGGCGGCTCGGTTCCTGGTGGTGGGGAAAGGTTCACCCCGAAGCAGAAAAACCAGCTGTCGCAGCCGCTGCTGCGGTGTCGCCTTCCGTTGCTTCGCCGCTTGCTGTTCCCGGTACACCCTCTAAACCGTCCGCGCCGTCGACCAACTATTCGCCGGAATTTCGGATAGCCGGGAGCATGGCCGCCGGTGGTGCTGCTTATGTCGTGTTGGTCGGCCCGGGTGGCGTTCGCCTGGTGGCTGAATCGTCGTTCGCCGGTGTTGGTTTCACCCAGTCCGGCACCGTCGATGGGCAGGTCGTAACCCGTTTTTCCGGCGCTCCTGCCGGGTCGTCGGTTGAGGGTAAAAAGTGAAAAAGTTCTTAGCTCTGTTGCTCCTGTGTTCGGTGTTTCTCCGGTCTGCTGCCTCCGCGCCGCTCCCGCCTGCCTCGTTCGACTTCGATTCGATACCGCTGGCCGATCTCGTCCGCGTGGTCTATGTGCAGGCTTTCCCCGCTGTCGCGTATACCGTCGATCCTTCCGTCCTGCAAGATCGTCGCCCGGTGTCGTTCCGCTGGCGCACTGGCGATGGTGATTTTCGCGCTGTGTTCACCGCGTTTCTGCGAGGCCTTGGCTATGAGCTGGTAACGCGCGGTCGCCTTGATGTCGTGCGTCCGCTACCTGCTGAGGTAAAGCCCTCCGCGGTTGAAGACTCATCGCAAGAGGTGTTTATTTATCGCCCGCGGTTCCGTGACGGATCGCAGCTTATCGAGATGGTCGCGCCCCTGTTTAGTGGCCGGTTCACCAGTCAGCGGAACATGCACATCACTGCGCCGACTTCGCCGGTTGTCTCCTCCGGTGGTGCGGTACCCGCTGCCGCTTCGCCCGTATCGGCGCCCTCCGGGTCGCTGCTTGACCTGGCGAACCGTAAATCTGATGAAGTGATTTTTGCCGGGTCAGCGCGTGAGGTCGTCGCGCTTCGGAAGTTGTTCGCGCAGCTCGACGTTGACCCTGGGCAGGTGGTCGTTACCGGCGCTCTGTACGAGGTCAGCACGGGTAAACAGCAGTCTTCTGCGTTGCAGCTCGCCGCGTCGATCCTCGGCGACCGTTTCCGGTTTTCCCTGGGGGCCGCTCAAGAGGAGGGTAACTACATGAGTCTTGGCGGTTCGTCGGTGACAGCGATTATGCGGGCCCTTGATACCGATTCGCGCTTTAAGGTGTTGTCGTCGCCCTCCCTGCGGGTCGCGTCCGGTCAGACCGCATCCTTGACCGTTGGCGACGATGTTCCCGTGCTCGGTGCGATTACTTACCCTACCGCTGGCGGTGCTCCAGTTCAGTCCGTCGATTACCGCTCGTCCGGCGTCCTCTTTACCATCGCGCCTGTCGTTCGCGAGTCGTCCATAAACGTAAAGGTCGATCAGCAGGTATCGTCGTTCGTCGCTACCACTACCGGCGTCAACAATTCCCCAACGCTCACCAAGCGCGAGCTTTCCACGAGCGTTTCTCTTACTGACGGCGATGTTGTAGTGATCGGTGGCCTGCGTCAAAATAAGAAAAGCGGGGCTTCTTCGCACGTCCCATTCCTGCCGTTCTTCGGCAACAAAAGCGAAGAGAAGTCCGATTCTGAAATACTGTTGTTTTTGCAACTTAAGAAAATGCAGTGACCTATTCACCCTCGCCTGAACCAAAGCCCCGGTGTGGTATCAGTGTTCCACGTGCGTGTCCTTGTACCGATGTCAGTTGCGAAGGCTTTCCTGGAGGCCAAGCTCTAGAGCTCGAACACCGGGAAAAGGGCGATTTGAGGCCCGCGAGGGCTGGAGCGAAGCGGAACCCTTTTCGTATCATGGTGGCATGTAGGAGCGTTTTGGCCGGCCGTCCCGGCCAGCGACGATGCCATCCATTCAGCGGCCCCAGATTAGCCCAGACTTCATCCGCACGAGATTTTCTCCATGCTCCGCATGAACGAGATATCTGTGGCTTTCACGTTTGTTACACGCGAAAAGTTTGCTCGTCACAGTTGTCTCTGTGCAATAATATTTCTTTTTGCGGAGATTTCTTATGTTGAGAGCCTTTGTGTTGGCCTCTAGTCTGCTCACCCAAGTCGCCATCGCGCAGGATGCTCCCTTGCCACGAGAGTCACGCGCTCCGACGATAGAGAACGTCAAGCGCCCTGTTGCAGAGCCGAAGTACTGTGTCTACGATGACAAGAAGTACTCGGAAGGTGCGATTAAGACGGTCGACGGCCGCACAATTATTTGTATGGCCGAGGACGGGGTAGTTTTTAGCTCTCAGCAGCAGCAGCGTGACCTCGAGTGGGTTGCTGGGACTTCGTATCGTGGCCAGCTATTTTTAAAGCCGGTTTCACTACCGAAGCAGTGATTAGCCTTTCTCTAAGCCAACAGAAATTCCGAGCCCAGTAATTGGGCTCTTTTTTATTGAACTGACGTTGATCGAGCATTGTTGAAGGTCAACGAAGGTTCAACGGCACAGTTAGATAACACCGACGTATAGTGCCGTGATGATGTCTAACCTGCTGTTTAGTAACGCATTGTTAGACATTGTTGCGCATCGGTAAGGACTCATAATCCGTTGGTGCCCGGTTCGACTCCGGGGAGGCCTACCAGATTTATTTTTAGGAATCAGTGACTTAGGTGATTTGTGCCTTTGGAATTTGTCGCTCTTCCAGATTTTCGATATTCATGTAACCGTTGTGTAACCCCGTTCGTGACTGAGCGCGGCTAGCGTGCTCGTAATTATTCTCTTGGTAGGGGTGTTGCTATGGCGTTTCTCTCGAAGCTCGTCAAGACTCTGTTCAAGGTTGCTACTCGGCCCGACAAATCGCGCGCTGCTAGTCAGGCACGTAAAACAACTGCGCCTAGAAGGTCAGCAGCAGAGCGCTGCTTGGACGAGCACATGTCTTGGCTATCGCCGCGTTGGGCTGCGGCGCGTGTGGAAGAGGCCGCTGGTACCACGATAAATTTTCCTGCATGGTATTTCGAAGACTCCACTGAGCGCCAGCACGTGAAGGCTCAGAGCCTAGGCCTTACCCTCTCTCCTTCGGCTTCCAAAGGGCAATTTTCAGATGTGCTCGGCTTGTTCGAGGAACCTACAGAAGAGGCCTTGGAAAAGCTGGCGTTCTTCGGTGTGAAACTGCATGGCGCCAACCGTAATGAGTCGCGCGTGAGGCATGAACTTGCCTTGTTGGACGCGAGCCAAGATTCGGTGCAAAGATGGGCGGAGCGCCCTGCATCCAAGGTCCAACAGGAATTCTTCCGCTTTGTCGGCGCCAAGGTTCCGGCAGGGCTTACGGCTACTGGCGCAGACGCCCTCATCCAAAGCCAGTTGGCACAGTTACCTCTTGCAGACGCTGATGCGTGGGCGGCTTTTAGGGACGTTGTAGATGAGTTCGACGATACCGATTTTCGAGAATGCGCGGGCATTCGAAAACCAACCTTGGCGGATTTACGTTCCGCGTTTCAAACACTGAGAACCGGGGCGAGCGCCCAAAGCTTTCCAGACGCGGATATGGTCGCAGAATATTTACTGTCCAATAAGCCCACACTGGCAAGAGGGTAG